TTGGTTGAAAAGTCAATACAGGCGCATCTGCTGTGGAGTGGCTCGATGATTTTATTTTTGAAATTACAGGTGAAGATGAATCTGCAGTTACCAGAAAACTCCTCTGTAAACGCCCTAAGTAAGAGTTGTACGTCGTTTGTTGTGTTATCAGCCTCATCGATGAGGATGACTTTGTGTCTGCTAGTTGCTTGAAGTGATACGGTCGAAGCGAAATTCTTTGCAGTATTTCTGACCGTATCAAGAAAACGTCCCTCATCGGATCCATTGATGACATATACATCTACCTCTAATTGATTACAAAGTGCTTTTGCAACAGTTGTTTTACCACATCCAGCTGGACCAGCAAGCAACATGTTGGGTATCTCTCCTTTATCTAGGAAGTCTTGGAAGGTCTTCTTAATATTTGTTGGTAAAATACACTCTTCAATAGTTTTGGGTCGATATTTTTCAACCCAAAGAAATTCGTTTCTCATAATGAAAGTTGAATAATTTTAGATATATCAATTGTTGAAAAAAATGTTTCCAAAGCAACTATGTCCCATGCTCTAATTCTAACAGCAAAAGGCATCATTGCCAAATTTCCAAATAATCTAATCCAACATCCCCAATAAATTGAGACATATAATATAAAACAATATCCTACTATAAGAGAAAAACTTCCTAAAATACGTAATTGATTAATACTCATTCTAAAAGACGAATAAATTCATTAGATGTAATGTCTGTTGCTTTCAGTTGTTCTTTCATATATTCTACACCAACTTCAGGTGTAGCGTCATTACCGCAAGTAAAGATATCACAAACTGCCATACCTTTCTCTGGCCAAGTGTGAATGGAAATATGACTCTCTGCAAGCATGGCAATACTAGTTACTCCTTGAGGGTCAAACTTATGTGCTGCCAGATTAAGTAGAGTAGATTTGCATTCTTTTGTTGCTCTATATAAAAGCATCCGAATGAACTCTTTATCATCAAGGAGTTCAAACGGACAACCCTTGAGGGTAAAAAAGATGTGTTTCATAAACTAAACCCAATCCGGTTTTCTGGATGGGTCACGAAGATAATTAGATGCAACCCAAGGTTTGGATGCGATATACATTCGGTAAGCAGTAAAAGTGTCAATGCTTGTGTCATATTTAAATTCATCAGGCATTGCTCTTACGAATGGTTTTGGTTCTTTTCCAGATCTTCCAGCCGGATCTGCCATTGGAAATATATGATGTGCATGAGCTAAAGCAGGCAAACATGAGTGAATTTTTTTATATCTATGAGAATACTCTTCACAAAGAGCAAGACCGTGTTGAATTAACCACCTCCAATTAAGAACAAAATCACCTGCCCATATGGTACAAGGATGATTTCTAAAGGCACCTTTTGTGGTTTTATACTCACCACCATTTTTAGTAGGTAACCTACCGAAATCGCGACCCCACTCCTTAGAGGATACAATGGCTAGCATTTGGCAGCACTCTAAAGGCATTTTTACAATGTGCTTATCGGGTAAAACCTGAGCACATATTCTAGGATTAGGGTCAGTGACAAAGATGTTCATAGTATAGTTTTTGGTATGAACCAGTATGACACAGATTGCCAATATTTTCCAAGAAGATATGATGAATAAAAATCTTGAATATCTTGCCAAGAATTTCTGTAATTTTTAGGATATATTGTGAGACTCATTACAGAAAATATAATTACATGAAAAAAGTTTCCTGCTGGATGATGTCCTAATTGAAATCCCAAAAGTTTTGCTTCATCATTAATGCTAAATCCAAGATCAAAATGCACATGAAGTTGATCGTGAAGTTTAGTATCTTCACCTATTCCTGGTATCCAATTTTCAAGAAATTGGATGTTTGGATCCGGTTCCATCACCCAAAGGTAGAATCTGGTTCGAGAGCAATATAATAAGTAAGATCATGATTCTTACTTGTAAAACGAGATAAAAGTTTCTGTGAAACAACTACATCATACGTTCCGGGCAAAACTCTAATATTCTCTACTTTAAAATTGAAGGAAAATGTAGAACTAGTTTCACCTACAACTTCTTCATAAACATTAGAGGTATCGTTCTTTTTATCTCGAACAACTAGTTTTACAACACCATTATTACCGATGGCAGAAATATCAGGTAATTGAAAAACGGATGCTGCCTTTAAAAGTTTTTCAAGAACATTAGTTGATAGTTCAAAACAAACATCCTCAGATGGTAGGGAAATCTCTTTTTCCGGAGGAGTTACGATTACATTAGGGTCTGCAAAGAAATACTTTGAGCGAGATTTGCCTTCACGAATAACAACGTATCCATCATTAGCAAAATCAAGTTCAGGACTGGAGTGAAGGCTCAAACCATTAAGAAACTGATTGAGATCATAAATCCCAAAGTCCTTCATGAACTCTTCAGTGACAGTTGCTTCTGCAAGAATATTTTTCATCACACTAATAGTGCGAAGTTTGCTACCCTCCTTAAACAGAATTGACTGATTGATAGAAGAAAAGTTTTTCAGGACTGAAATAGTTTTATCAGAAAGTTTCATAGGGTTGCGGATTTTCATTACAAAGGCCAGCGAAGTGGTAAAGAAGAATACAATAATGGATTGCTTTTAGGATATCTTGCTTTGACTTACCATCTTTTTTACCAAAGCGAGAGAGGTATTTGATGGCATTGGATCGACAGAAAGGTTCCGCATCACCAATGCCCTCAATAAGATCCAAAGTCTGAGTCTTAGATTCCTCTGAAGTATAATGGGAACGATAAGTCATTCCCAGATAATCACGTACCTCTTTAAGGATTACATCCTCATTATACTTCCAACGGCCATTATGATTATCGGTGATAGGGAGATCGGGAATATTCAGATCAAAAGAAATACTGTCCTCTACACCCAAAGTGAATGGAACTTCTTGAGCAGCTCCATAATCACCATAGTTCGAGGACAATACGATATGATCGTTACCCATGCCACCGGGCAAATGTGTGCCAATGTTGATTGTATCACTAGTCATATTTAATTCATCAAATAGAAGGGACCATGAGTTAACCATATTATATCACTCCTGAATCAATTTGACAACATTGTCTGTTTCGGGCATCACGAAGTCAGCATCAACCTTGTCATACAGTTCTAGGAATGCCTGCTTGGTTTCATCATCGAAACGATTCACACAGACTTGAATGGCTTTTGCCTTATCGTTAAAGATGCTATATGCCTTCACAATATGAACTAGACGACGGGTGCTGATGATCTCCTCAATACCACCATCATAGAAGGTCTTGCGGATAATATCAGCCCAGTCAGCAAGACGCTTACAGAAGTTTTCATCATTGCAGATCTTACCAAGAATCTTCTGTTCGGTAGCAACAGTAGGATACTCCTGCTCAAAAGTCACAGGGAATCGCTCAAGGAATGCTTCGTTGAGCACATTAGTTCCAATGAATCGTCCATCGTCGGAGCCTTTACCTTTAGTATTTGCGGTGGCGAATACTTGGAAACCCTCTGCGGGCGCAACCCATTTGCCAATCTTCTTGAGGAAAACTCCTTTTCCTTCGAGAATAGATTGAAGACAGAGAATTTTGTTGCTTGCGAGGTCGATTTCGTCAAGGAGCAGCACAGCACCCCGTTGCAGGGCCTCAATGACGGGTCCATTGTGCCAAACGGTTTCTCCACCAACAAGACGGAAGCCACCAATAAGATCATCTTCATCTGTTTCTACTGTGATGTTGACTCGGATGAGTTCTCGGCCGAGTTGAGCACACGCTTGTTCGATAGAAAACGTTTTACCGTTGCCCGAGAGACCCGTAACAAACGTAGGATAGAAAAGACCGGACTTAATAATCTTTTTAATATCAGTAAAGTTACCAAACTGGACGAAGGAATCATCTTTCGCGGGGATAAGGTTTTGCTGTACTGCAGGCAGTGCTGCAGGTCCACTATAAGTTTCCTCCAGTTCTTCAACCTTCTCTTTTATCACTTCCAGATTCCACTTACCGCGACCAACTTTGTATTCAGTCAGTTTGTTGGTGACAGTCTGGTAGTTACAACCGTTCATGGCACACCAGGCACGAATGTCGGCTGCAGTCACAGACTCTCCATACACTGCTTGAAGAGAAGTGCGGATGTAGTCAGTTGAGATGGTCATTGATTGGTTTGTTTCAACTGAAGTTATTATAGACGAAAAAGGGGGGTTTGAGACCCCCCAGTGGACAGTAAATAATCTGTCCTCATGCAACTAATGAAATAAATTCGCCTAGAACTTTTTTATTTAGTTTCTTAGTCTTTAAGGACTTGATAAATGCAGATTTAATCTTTGCTTTGGTTGCACCTTCATCAACTTCAAAGTCTGCATCCTGAGAAAGTGATGCCGCAGACATAGCAAAGTATGCATGATATCCAGAGTTCTTAATGGTGAAACTACGAAGTTTCCTCCACTCGCGATGAAGTTTCCAGTAATCATCAGTGTTCTGATCGTAGTAGAGTTTCATAAAGTGATTTGCATCACGACTATCAAGAACACGAATACCCACAAAGTTTACTGTGGGAAAGTTGTCACGAAGATTCTGAAGCATCAGATCAGAGAATCCATGCCAACCATAAGGAACATTATAAGTATTTCCGGTCTTACGATCTCGAAGGAAAGTAATACCACCAGACAAATGACGAGTTCCCATGTAAGGCTCCTTCTCCCAGTGACGTTCCACTAAGACATGACGGGACAGATGATTTGCCTCACCATCAGTCAGGACAATACACTGAACCTTCTGCAGTTTATTCTGCTTCTGGAACTGAGGGAGGATCTGGTGAAGACATACAAATGCTTCGTTCAAAGGAGTGCCAG